ATCTTATCAAGCTTATGCTACTATTTCTACTCACTTTGTTGAGAAGAAGAAAAAGAAAGCTATAGAGGTTTTAAAGAAGGCAGATGAAGAAGTAGAATATTTACTAAATGAAGAAGTTGTTCTAAAGAAATTATCTTCAGAGATACCAACACACATTGTTGCTGCACAGAATAATGCAAGCAAAGCATTAGATGATGTTATGAAATTATTTCCAGAATCTAAGATTTTACAATCAGAGTGTTCAAGTTCCCTTATAGGTCGAGCTCCTGAAACTGATATTAAGAATCATGTGAATGTATGGTACAAAGAAGATTTGCGGCTCATACCTCTAGATGTGTCATCAACTACTCTATCCTTAGTTGGAAAAGATAGATCGACCATCATGAGTATGTTGGAAAATAATTGTGTTTACTTTGCTTCTCGGCGTCCTAAGGATGGGAGAATAGCTCTACGTAAAACTAGAGGTATATGCTTAGTCGGACACATTTATATGTGTAATAATCATGGTTTGCCAGATGACTCGTCGTTTGACTTACAAGTAATTTCTAATCAAGTTAGTACTGGTGTAAATACCAATATTACGTTTAGAGTCACGCAAGGCATGATTAATAGAGTACCAGAACTAGATTTGGCATTTCTTAATTTGAGACAATTACCTCTTAAAAAGAATATAATGAAATTTTTACCCAAAGTGGGTTTGAATGGAGTATTCAAGGGGTTTTATATGTCGAGAAATGGAGATGGGGATATAGTTACCAATGAGTTGACCAATGTTAGATACGCTCCTAATCAGCATGCAGAATGTTTACCTAGTAGGATGAATTTGTATGTAGGTAACACGGAAACACCGTGTGACGTTGGTGATTGTGGGAGCTTAATGATTTTGGAATCAGCTCTTGGACCAATTTTATCTGGTATTCACATTATGGGTAATAAGTTTGACACAGCAATAGGTAGTGTGGCTTTAACTCAAGATATGGTGTCTGAAGCTCTCAAGAGTTTTAAAGATATCATAATGCAATCTGGTGACATTGAAATAAGTGCACCATCTTGTGAACGTTCTCTAGGACCGCTACATCCGAAGAGTGTACTTAGGTATATTGAGAATGGCACGTGCTCTGTGTACGGATCTTTTAGTGGATTTAAACCTAGTTTGAAATCGCATGTTAAGAATTCTGTTATAAGTGAGAGCATGGTTGCACGGGGATATGACATCAAACATGGTGCACCAGTTATGAAAGGCTGGTTACCGTGGCGTAATGCTATGTTAGATATGTCAAATCCTGTGTGTGATTTAGATATGGATATTTTAGGGCAATGCACTAATTCTTTTTTAGAAGATGTGTTATCTAAAATAGCTCCCGAAGATTTAAAAGAGGTTTTTGTTTATGACAATTTTACCGCTGTTAATGGGGCTATAGGTGTTGCTTATGTCGATAAGATGAATCATAGCACAAGTGCAGGGGCACCGTGGAAGAAGAGCAAGCGCAATTTTATTGTAGATTTGCCACCTCAACATGGATTTGATACCCCAGTTATGTATAATGAAGAAATTATGACACGAGTGGACCGTATTATAGAAAACTATAAGAACGGTATTATAAACAATCCTGTTTTTTGTGGAAATCTTAAAGATGAGCCTAAAACTTTTCGGAAGATAGCTAGTGGTGGAACCCGAGTTTTTGCGGGTGCTCCTGGAGATTGGTGTATTGTTGTGCGTAAATATTTGTTATCTGTAGTGCGCTTAATCCAAAACAATAGGTTCATATTTGAATCTGCACCTGGCACAATTGCTCAATCAACTGAATGGGAAGAGATCCGTGAGTATCTTACCATTTTTGGTGTGGGTCGATTGGTTGCTGGTGATTACAAAGCCTTCGATAAAAGAATGCCCGCGTGCGTTATTTTAGCTGCTTTTGATATCATTATTGGTATATGTAAAGCTGCGGGATATTCTTTAGAAGATTTGTTAGTTGTCAAGGGTATAGCTGAAGATACAGCATTTCCTTTAATGGACTTTAATGGTGATTTAATTAGATCATTTGGATCTAATCCTTCGGGACACCCACTTACAGTCATAGTTAATGGACTAGCCAATTCTTTGTATATGCGTTATTGTTTCTTCGTACTGAACGTTAAGTTTGGTAACGAGTTTGCAATTAAACAATTTCAAGATTTGGTTAAGTTGATCACGTATGGTGATGACAATGCTATGGGTATTTCTGATAGGATTCCATGGTTTAATCATACTAGTATACAGTCTGCGTTGGCAGATGTAGGTATAACTTATACTATGGCTGAAAAAGAAGCCCAATCGGTCCCGTATATTCACATAGATGATGTGTCATTTCTTAAACGTACGTTTAGAAAAGATGTTGATATTGATGCATATGTGGGACCTTTAGAACATGATTCTATAGTTAAGATGTTATCTGTGAATGTTGCGTCTAAAAGCGTGACTCCTGAATTTCAGGCTGTTCAAACTATATCGACTGCTGTTCGTGAGTATTTCTTTTATGGTAAGGAAAT